TTATGGTGGAGGCGGTGGGTACTGCCCCCACGTCCGAAACGTTTATTCCATACGCCTCAACGACCTAAGCACAATATTTATAATACCCTACTATACCTTTAAAGTCAAGTTACAATCTTCAGTAGGATAGTGTTCTCGTTAATGCGATGAGCGAAAGTAGCTTCGTTCTTAAGATCGTCCATAAGTTTACGAAGAACGATCTTACCGCCATCAGAAACTCTCTTAACATACTCTTCTGGCTTGCGACCAGTTCGTTTGCTAACAGAGTTCTTTTCATCGTAACCGATAATACTCGTACCCTTTACCTGAAGACCGCCACGATCAAGAGCACGGAAAACAGTAAGGACTTTATTCTTTGTATTGAACGTCCAAAGTTCCTGAGCACCGATAATTTTTTCTGGATTAACAGAAGCGATCTTGAAGGTGTTATCTTCTTTTTGGAACTTAAGACCCTTCAACTTCTTTTCAACGGAAACTGCACGTGGCTTACGAGGAGTTCTAGTTTTCTTAGCTACGTTACCATAACGTTCGGAGTCTTCAATCAACTTACTAAAGAATTCCACTCGCTCACGAAGCTGTTTCTTTGTAAGACCCTTATACGCTTCTTTAAGTTGTTCGTCGGAACCTTCCAAAGCTTCGATAAGCTCGTCCAACCACGGAGCATATTTACTGACGATCATAGGAGCGTATAGGGCTGGCACTTCCTTTGCCTTGAGCCATTCATAAAGAGAAAACGTTTCGCCCCTATCGATCAGCTCTTCAATATCGCCGATGATATCTTGGGCTTTCTCTTTAATACGATCTTGAATTGAAACTTTAGGAGTATCAACTTCTACGCTCTTATCTTCTTCCTTTGCCTTAGAAAGAGTTTCTTTAAGACGCTTTTCAAAATATGGTTTCGAGCTATCAGGAAGGTTATAGCCCTTCGACATCATCCTACAAACCCAAGCGGCAGTTGTAGGAATCCAAACGTCAGGAACCTTTTTAAATTTCTTATATTCGATTGTACGATTTGTATTCTTAAGATAAGTTTCGATATACTCGCGAGCATCTGAATTGTCGCACATATAATTGTACCAATTCAAAGCACGTGCATAATCGCCTTCTGTAAGAGGCTTGGTGAAAACGGGCTCGTCGCCAAGATACTTCAAATTAACAAGATACGCTTCGTTACGAGTAACGCGAGGCTTCTTTGTTTTTTTTGCAATAAGTCCAGGACGACGAGCCATGTATCATTCACCTTCTGTGTTGTTATCCAAATTATCTAGATACAGTTCTACACAACGCTCGCGAACGTAACGATAAACAGTTTCTGCATCTTCACGACTATTGAGCTTGTCAATCATTTCGTAAAGACGAAGAAGCGAACCGTCAGTTCCTGCAGAAGCTTCTCGCCACTTAAAGCGATAGCCATACTGCTTTTCCATCGTTTCGTGCATCAACCGTTCTAGGGGCTGACGGTCTTCGGGGCTCGTAAAAAAATAACGGACCCAGATATCCGAGATATCAATATTGTTATGCTTGATATAATTACAAGCGTTGTGCTTGTTGATCTTCAAGCAGTAGGTTCGACCGAAGATAGATTTACTTTCTCCGATATAACCAAGGTTGGCGAAGAGGATCTCTTCGGACTTATCAGCGGTCGTACAAACCTGATATACACCAGAGTTGCCGTGCTCGTTTACAAGGTTTTCCATTCGCTTCGAAACTGGGTTATAGATGTCACTAAGACGAATCCATTCCAGTTTCGAAGTCAGGACTTTTTCGATATCCTTTTGGGAGATCATTAGGCAGCTTCTGCCATTTCAACAGCGAGTTCAAGAGCCTTAGTCTTAACACCCTTGTTATAGCCGTACCAAGCAGAGGCAAGGCGAGTGTCAGCCGAACGACCAGCAAGGTGATCGGTCAGGTAAGTCACAGCGTTGAAGGGTTGCCACCAAGTACCTTCGGCATAGGTAGCTCCTGGCTGAGTGTGAAGGATGTCGAGAGCCGTCTGAGCGGACTTCGAAATTTCCTTACGTTTGTTTTCGCTCGAGCCAGAAACAGGGAAGATGCGGCAGAAGTACTCGACGATATCTTCGTCCTTAGCCTTCTTAGAGCCGAGGAACTGAGCCATTTCCTTATACTTATGCAGCTTGTCAGTTGCGATGCCGAGCATATCCTTAACATCAGAAGGATCGAAAACCTTACGATGAGAAATCTTAGCCATACGCTCGACCTTGCCGTTCAGCGAAAGAGTCAGCGTGTTATTGCAAACAACACGGATCGGCGTGAAGCGAACGTCGGTCGAGTGACCATACTTGTGAAAGTTCGAGAAGAGAAGATAGGAGTCGATCTGGTCGCCCTTAAAGAGTTCGAAGGATTCCTTGACCTTCGCAAGACCCCAAACGATCGTGCCTTCCTTGAGCGAGCCAGCGGTATGCATTTCCATATCACCAGCGGCGACAAACTCGTTGAAGAAGTCGAAAGCTTCTTCGTTCTGGACGGGATTCCAGTCATCCGAAACAACGTCAAGGATCTTGTTATCAAAGGAACGAACAAGAGCCGACTGACCGACAGCGACGTTCTTACCACCGACCTTAGCATAGGCAGGGATCTTTTCGACCGTCCAGTTAAGACCAGCTGCATCGAGCATCTGAGTAGGAGTGAGGTCAGCAGGGACCGAGACGCCCAAACCATGCCAAGGAGTTTCCCCGACATACGCCATCTGGGCTTTACCATTCACCATTTCAATTTCATGAGCCATAATATCACCTATAGATTCGATAGCAGGGACCATTCCCTCAACTTATCATATACTTAGTATACGCTACTTTTATTTTAAAAACAAGTACTATTTTATTCTTTGAAGGTATAATAACTATCAACGACTTTACGGAGACGTTCTTCGGCACTCTCATAGAATTCTACATCTAAGATAGCACAGAGAAGATAGACGTAGTCGTCGGTAGAAAGATTATCTTTAGCGACCTGAAGATACTCGCCTCTTGTAAGAGGAACGATTACGACCTTATCGTTAAGAGTACTAGTTTCCCGACGAGAAAAGAAGTCGATTACATTACTCATAGGAGTCTTCACGGAAAGAACGAACGTCACGATACTCTACAGTAAGGTTCGGGTACTTCTCTTCAAGAGCCAGAACACCCCAGGTAGCTTTACCATAGGTCGGATACTCATGGCGTTCGATCAGGCGAGTTTTGTCGTACACCAGAACGATATGGCCATTCTCAGAGTCTTGCAGTCGTTTACGATGTTTCATTATTAGTTGCTCCTCGCATTAATGATTATACTAAACGTTTCAATAAAAGTCAAGGTTTTTTAGAGGTTTCGGAAAAAATTTTCTATTAGTCAACAAACTTACTTTCCAAAGTAATAGTATCAACCACGCCATACTTCTGCAGTACTCGAATAACCGCCAACGCTGTGCCGAGGTCGTTACGCCCAGTTTCTCGCGCCCACTCTACTGACTTCTTAAGATCCTCGGTAGCTCTATCAGAGGCATAGATAGAACGATCAAGAAAGGCAGTAATTTCACCAACCCGTCGAATGTAATTCAGTCCACCGTCAACAGCAATCGCCCCACACTTGCATTCGCGATAGTCATGACGAGTAGCTGACCATACTTCATCGCCACACTTGGCACAGGCAGCTGCATTCTGAAGGATCTTATTTTTTGACATTATCATACTCCCTATTATGAAAGTCTACATCAGGCAATGTACTGTAGTCTGTAATCTTATTCGCTTCCCAGTCCTTAGCCCATATGACAGTATGCCGACTCTCTTCGTTATCATAAATTCGTGACTCGATAAGACCCTTAGTATCAATGAAGGGATTGCATGCCTTATGGACAGCCTTTCCAATCGAATCAAAATCAAAGACGTGCTCCCCTGTGATCCAGTCATCCCCATTATAGGAGCGGGTCCAAAACGTTACCTCTAAGCGATACTTTGACATTGTGTGGTATTCCTATTATAGTTTATTGAAGAAGTTCTAGAGACGATTTTTCTAGAGAGAAAATTTTTCGAATTCACGTTACTGGAAAAAAAAGGGGGGTGGGGGTATGGGGGTGTTTTTTGGCTTGGCGGGTTCTAGAGAAATCTTTGGGGGTCTTTTTAATAAGTAACTTTCCGCTACGCCACCACCCTACCGAGGGGACCCTGTCTTATTCTATGATACCCCCACCCCCATAGGGGGGGTCACCCCTCTAGAGAATTCATAAGGGCGAAGAGACCAGCCATCAGCCCCACGAACACCAGCAGGGGACCGAAGAGAATGAAGCCCTCGTATGTTGACATTAGAACGTCTCCAGGGTATTATTGTGTCAGGATCTTAGCGATCGTCAGACCCATGCCGAAGCCAGCGAGCCATGTCATTGCGAAGAGAGCGAATTCGATCTTTACGTCTTTCATTAGAGCACCATCATCACGCAGAAGGAGGGAGAGTTGTCGAAGAATTGTCCGTTGGCAGTGTAGATCACGAAGCCACAGATCTCGACGTCGAGATCGTCGGGGTGGGGGACGGCGAAGTACTCGGGAGCGTATTTCATGTTCGTTCCTTTCAATCTATAGACCCAGTATAGCTCGTCGGTCTTTTAAAATCAAGGAGTCCAACCGTTCTCGTTGGACATGGAGCCGATGTAGTTCCCATGCGAATCATAGTTCGCGATGTTCGGGAAGCGGGACATGAAGTCGTCCAGCTCACCCTCGGCGATCTCAGCCTGAGCCAGATCAGCGGACTCGACCGCATCGAGGAGCTGCTCGTACTGGGCAACGAGCTCGATCAGGAGATACTTGGCATCGAGATCGAGGAGGGCAGTGCGTTGGGCTTGGGTGATAGTCATCTCAGTTCCTTTCGAATCAACTTATAACCCATCATACCGCGATCGTGTTTTAAAATCAAGTGGGGTGCAAGCGAGAACAGCATCGAAAGCACTCGCACCCAAACTTGACTTTAAAAGGGTTTCGGCTTAAACTAGAGCCTTGACCTCGTCCTTTGACAGGAACTTAGGAGCCTTGAAGGAGTCATCGGCGAGGAGCGAGGCAACCTCTGCACGTGCTTCGTCAGCATCGTAGTCCTTAACACCGCGACCTTCGGAGCGAGCAACTTGATTGTACTTCTTCGTCTTCGCCGACACTTCCTTCATGCGAGCCAGATTCTTTGCCTTGATCTCGGCAAGATTGTCAGGCTCGACCTTCTTCGATGCCTTGCGGAAAGCAGGAGGCAGCACGTCCTTAAGCATCTTCTTGGCAGGGACTTCCTTCGTTTTTTTCGCCTTCGGAGCTGCTCGAGCATCCTTATACTCGCCAGGAAGAGCGATCGGAGCCAGACCGAACTTGGCACGACGAGCTTTGTTCTGCCAGTACAGAGCAGCATTCTTGGGCGAGCAGGTCGGAAACTGCTCGAGGAACTTCTTAACGAATTCCTGGTGGGTGATGTTCTTGTTGCCCTCGAAGAGCGAGAATGCGAGACCAGATTGAGTAGCCATTACATATTTCCTTCACAGTTGACTTATATACTTACTATACTCGATGTTCTTTTTAAAATCAAGCCACTTTTTCCCACTCATCAGAATCACCGGAGAAAAACCACTCAACCCCATTTTCATCAGTAAGAACCATATCAGCGCCCTCAAACGCCTCATCATCAAAAGATTCAATCAGAGCACGAGCGGACTCAAACGTAAAATCGCCGTCAAGAACGACGTCATCAATTTCACCATAAACAGCAGAGAGTTTCATAGGATTTTCCTTTTCATCAACTTATATACTCAGTATAAGCGATGAATCTTTTAAAATCAAGCGCCCTCTAGAAAATCTTCTATCTCCCAGAGAAAAGCGTAAAGCTCGTCGGTCGGCTCTAAGTAAATATCTACGGTCGGCCAATCAAAGCCGAGACCGATCGCTCGCTCTTTGTTCGTCTCTATCGCCTCTATGATGTTTGCTCGGGTCATATCGTTCTCCTTATATACCTAGAATACTCTATCGGTCTTTTAAAATCAAGGACGAAAAACAGTGAATCCTGGTCTTGACTTTAAAAAGCTTTTACCGTATAATGTAACTATGAAAGCGAATAGGCGATCGCCACCTCGTTATGGAGTATACTTCGGGGTAGTATATCTTTCTCGGATCGCTTTGTCTCTACTGCTCCTAACGTAAGTATATGCCAGCGATCTTTTAAATTCAAGGAGAATCTGCTGTTGCTTTTAAAAGGCGATCGGGGTAAAATTGGCTATAATTGGCTCTTGCGCCCTGAAAACTGCTGCTCGCTACTCGCTCTACTCGGGCGTGTCGTGGTCTGCTGCTGTCTTGGCTCGGCTTCTAGGATCTTGGCGGAGATGAAAAGAACAACGCTGGCATTTCTAAAACGGGATTAATTACTCATTGAAAATACCAATGAATCCAGCACACTCTAAGCGTTTTTCCCGCTTACTCTATTAGGTTTTTCCCGTAGCTTTATCCCATTCCTCAGCGGTAATCCCTGTCTTAATGAACTCTCTCGCGTCAGCGGAGACATTAGGCAGTGCTTCTTCTAGTAGTACGCGACCATCACGCCAAGCGATTAGTCTACGATCAAAGTCATCTTGATCATATGCTTTTATCTGTAGTGTTCTGGTTATTCCAGTCAGTTCTGATGTTTTGGTAATGGTAGCCATATCGGAGATTACTGTTGGTCACTAGGGTTGGTCAGCGTTGTTGGTCAATGGGTTTGGCCAGCTTTGTTGGTAAACGGAAGAAAGTATTCAATGCCATTGAGAACCAGATGCCAGAGGAGAATCCGTAGAGCGCCGAGGCTAGTGCGATATCAGAGTATAGGGCGACCGAGGCGAAGGCGATACAGAGTAGCGATTGTATAATGAACCAGAACATTCCTTATGTTTCCATCAGTCTATAGAGTTCGAACTCTTCTTGGTATCCGTCTTCGAAACCTAATTGCCAAGCATTGAACATATCAGGTTCGTTGTGTAAATCATACGGGTTGTCAGGGAACATATCTAACTTCATATCGCCGAACTGAATAGATGTGAATCCTAAACGATAGGCGAGGCGGACGAGCGTGTTCGAGAAATCATGCATTGTTGTTCTCCTCTTCGTTCCACTCAAGCCAAGACTCATATTCCTGCTCAAGATATTCTAATACGTCATCGTTACCAATGAAGTCACGCCAGTCTTCGTTGCTGAAGTCATACTCATAGCAATCGTCAGTACCGTTGTGATACTGGCCAGCAAAACACATTCCTGGCTCATGATACAAAACATCCAACTCAAAGCCAAGCTCTTCGAGACGCTCATACGCAGCAATAGCAGGAGACCACGCCGTATCAAACCAACCACTGGCGCTCTTACCGTCCTCGACAATCGTCGCGTCGCCAGAAGAAATATCCCACTTCGTGCCCCACTTCTCGACCGAAGTGTTATAATCCCAGTCGCCATAAGGAATAAACGTCTCAAACAAATTACCCTCGCGAACGCCAGCAACGAACTTAGCGATCATCTCTGGGTCTTCGTGGCTTACCGTGAATGAGTTAGAACACCAGTTAGGCATAGTCGGCTCCTTGACTTCAGTTTATATACCTAATATACTACGTATCTGTTTTAAAATCAACGGTCAATCGCAGCGAAAATAGTATCGCTACTAGCCTTCTCGATCTCGTTCGCGAGCGTATTCAAAACAACGTAGAGTGCAGTCGTTACGGCGATCTGCTCTGACTTATGACAGCGACCGATTACATCAGACGCATACTGAAATGCTTCGGTGAGCGACTCGCGCTCGGCGAACAAACCATGGCGGATCGCCTTAGCCAACTCTTGATTCGTCATATCTCTTCTCCTCAACTTATCTTATAACGTATTATACCGCGACTTCGTTTTAAAATCAACACTTGACTTTAAAAGATTAATCGGTCATGCTTCTAATCGTATCGAGGCGACGGTTCATATTCTCTGTGTAGCTGAGAGCCGTAAAGGAAGAAACCGATGGAGTAACCCAGACACGATCGTCGCGACGAGTAAATGCGAGCGAAAAGCCACCAGTCGAGATAGACGTAGTGTCACGGTCGTTCGCGTAGCGATAGGCGAAGCCAGTGATCTCTGATTCCAACTCACGCCAGTTCGCGAACTTCTCTCGCGCCGACTCATTCATAATCCACACAGCCTTCGCCGTGTTTTCCATATCGTAGTCGCTGAATTCAACTGAGCCATTATACATCATACCATCTCCTCGATATCGTTGTAGACCGCCTGATAGATATTCTCTTTCTTATCCATGATGTAGATATAATCGTAGCCACCGAAGTCGCCCCAGCGAATGTAGCGATGAAGCCAGTCGCGAGCTTCTGGTAGCCAGTCGAACTCCTCGAGCAAATTCTGTGATGCGAGCTTGTAGTTGCCCCAGATCTGATACATCACATCACTCCCCAAGAGACAGAGTCAACGTTGAATAGAATCATCTCATATCCCATAGCCTCGAACATTGCCATAGCGATCTTCTTGCTGACGTATTCGCGACGGATATGACGACCGTCTTTGAAAGTAACTTCGTAGTAGTATTTCTTCATTAGTTGAGCTCCTCTTCAAGAGCGTTATCGTCTTCGCTCTCGAGCCAGCTAGACGTAAAGCCAAGATGCTCGAAGCCAAAGAAGTCGTTACGCTTGACAAAGCACTTCACTTCGTCTTCGGTCAGGAAATTCAGCAGATCAAGAATGAGAATGTCTTTGTCGAACATTCCTTCTTCGACCAGTTCGAGCATTCGATTCGTAAACTCGCGAGCCATAATCCGTCTCCTCATTATCATATACGTAGTATAGCGTATTCTTCTTTTAAAATCAAGCAGCCTGAGCGATATCGATATGAGAACATTTCTTACGGTAGCCAAAGCCAACACACGAACAGGACCAGCGATTGTTCTGCTCGGTTACGACATACTGCTTGACTTTAAAAGAACGAGAGCGTAGATTAGTAGAATGGGCGACGGGGATCTGCCAACCACAGACGATATCTTCCTTACGCAAAACACGGAAGGGAAAGTTCGCGTCGCCTGTAGTCAGACAGAAAGAGTCGTCGCCCACCCATTTCGGCTTCGGCGCGACTTCGCCCTCATATTCGTTGAACTCAGCGATAGGGTACGCGAAACGATCGCGTCGCTCATACATAGAGTTCTTAACACGAATGCGAAGGCGAGTCATTCTTACCTCTTAGTTCTTACAGCAGGTAATCTTAGCAATACGAGCCCAGTCGTCGCCCTGCTTACGCAACGAACCGAGTTTAATAGCCATACGCAGCGACAGTTCGCGAAGCTTCTCTGAATGAGTTTCGATGAACGTGATAACATCGCTACGCTCGGCAAAGGAAAGATCATCGAGCAATCCTTGCTTGATGACCTGACGGATACGAACCAGATAGTCACGACGAGTTTTCATCGCGAGATCAATGTAGTGGCTACGCGAGACAAGAGCCTGAAGATGCGGAGCCAGTTTATGACCACGATCGATCATAGCATCAAAGTCGTAGTTCGAGATAAAGATAATCGTACCGTTGAAGTCAAAGCTGCGAGGAATGCGCACAGCAGTTTCTTCGTCGATCAAACCACCTTCAGACAACCAAGAGACGCGACGACGATCGGTCGTGTCACAAACTGCTTTAAGAAGATTAAGAGAGACGTCATCAAAGAAGATCGCGTCGGCGTCGTCGAAAACGATAACCTGACCTGCTTCGCGGTACTGATAGAGCAACTTAACAAGACCAGTCGCACGAACGTAGCCCTTAACGATCGTGTGGTTGACTTCATTCGGGTCCCACTCATGGAGACGTTTCTCAACGGTAAACGACTTACCGAGACCAGCAGGACCAGAGACGATAAGAGCACGAGCATTACCGACGACACAAGCTTCGGTAAGAACGTCAAGAATTTCGAAACGATCGGCGATACGCGCATCGACTTCGGCATCGGTTTCGCGCGACACTTCTGGCTCTTGCATCACTTTGATAGCAGCCATACGTTCGGCAGCAGAATTACGAGCGGCACGGAAGCCAGACTTAGGAATTCCTCTAGGCATAACAAACTCCTTCGATTCAATTTATAACGTATTATACCGCGATCGTCTTTTAAAATCAATCACAATAATTCTTTAGAGGTATCGTACCAGAGATCGGTTTCGTAGGGACCAGAGCGACAACTTTCGGCAATCGCTTCGGCGAGCGTATCGGCTTTATCCTGAAGATCGTTTGCGAATTCCTCGACGAGCATCATAAGCTGAATACGATTATGACCAAATTCTGTAGCTTCGTTAACGATCGCATACAAGCGAGAAGCAATATCTTCGAGTTCCGTAACAGTCATTTCGTTCTCCTGATCATCATATACGTAGTATAGCGTATTATTCTTTTAAAAACAAGGAGGGGACTATTTGTCCCCTCTAAGCTCCCAAGCGGCAATAAGCGCCTCGTAATTGATGTCGTAAGAGAGATTAAGTCGTTGAAGATCCTTAAGAAATTCAATCTTATCCCAAGAAGTTTCTAGTTTCTTGAACGATTCAAAAATGTATTCTTTATCCATTTGACGCTCCTTTTATTTAACAACCAATCATACCGCTGTTGGCTTTTAAAATCAAGGAGTTTTTTCTACTTGTTTTTAAAACAGTTCGGCGGTAATATATGTATATGATGATGAAACGGAGAAGTGTTATGTCGAAAGGTATCGAGCTGCTTATTACCGATGCGCAGGGTATCTATATCCCTCAGCAGTGGGCGATGTATTGCCAAGATATGGACGGTGTTCGCTCAGAGAATATGGAAATCCTTAAGAAGGGACCAGAACATCCGTGGTATTGGGAAGCTTGGGACGAAGTCCTTGGTCTTGCTCATAGTGTCATCAACGGTAATAAATGGTATCTTTGGCAGGACGGCGATCTGTTCGCTGTTTGTGACGAGCTTATGACCGACGAAGAATATGAGAACTTCTTCGGCGAAGAGCGACATAAGTAATTGACTTTTGAACAGTTGGTAGGTATAATCAATTGTTGACGATGAACAGGAGAACAAAGATGACTGGTGAATTCCTCCCTGCTGACGCGACAAGCGCGAAGCAAGAAATTGTTGCTGAGTTGTATCAGCGACTCCATGATGTTCGTCGTTCTTTGGCTATCAAAGTTCCGCAGTACGACGAGTTTGAGATTGGTATTAGCTGTCGGTTGGCCAACGAAGAAGCTTGGTTGGTCGAGTTTCTTGATAAGATTGAGAGGAGCTGAAGATGCGTAACGTAATCGCGAAGGACGTTCACTCCCCGAAGTATCGTCCGCGAGTTGTTCGCTCTAAGAAGGGCAAAGGTTCTTACGACCGTAAGAAAGTTGGTAAAAATGTTGGTCATTGACTTTTAATAGTTGGTGACGTATACTATATAATAGAGTTGGTCAGAGGAGTCTAAGATGGTAAAAGTTGCCTACGTCGTAAAGAAAGAAGATGGTTACCTCAAAGATATCTCGATCAAGTTTGATTCGATGCAGGATGCGATCAGGCACATTCGTTTGATACAGAATAAATATAACACCAGTAAAGAATATCTTATTGGTAAACCTGCAATAGAAAGAATCTAAAATGAAAAAGTACCTTGTCGCCGCTGCATTGTTGGTCGTAATGGTTGGTCCCGCTTCTGCTTGGGATAATCGTAGGCACAACCCACGTGGTGCGCAACAGCAGCATCATCATAGACATCAACATCACAATCATCGTATCAATCCTTGGGTTGCTGGTGCTATTGGTCTTGGTGTTGTTGGTGCTGGTACTTACTACTACAATCAACGTCGTAGCTGTTGGGAAGAACCAATGGTAGATCAATACGGTCGCCAGTTCTATGATCGTTATGGCCGCCCTGTTTTTCAGCAAGTTTGCCAGTAAGAAAAGAGTTTCATTATGAACGTCGTTACGAAGTATGACATTGGTCATACGTTCTACGTACCACGTGTGCGCAAAAAGGTAACTCAGCAAGAGTTGCACTTCGAAGGCGAAACTTGGTATAAAGATATCGAAACATACGTTCCGTATGTAAAGCTCAAGAAGATCATCTACATTGATATCAAAGTTGGTCGCAAAGTTGGTATCGTCTATGGCGTTAAGACCGTCACAGATGATGATAACGTATTTTCTCAGTACTATCCCGAAACAAACATTACCAACTACACCGAAGAAGAAGCGATGGCTATCGCAGAAGAACACGCCGAGCAAGGTAAAGAGTATATCGGCAACTGATCGTTGGGGGATAGTTCAATGGTAGAACTACCGACTTTGACTCGGTCAATCTTGGTTCGAATCCAGGTCCCCCAGCCACTATATTATGGAGATCGTGATGAATTATGGTCCTACATTGTTAGAACAATACGCAAAAGAACAAATGGTCGTTGTTATAATTAAAGGAGCGCTGAATATCATCGCTCTCGTCGCTGGCGCTGTTCTTATCTCTATGGCATATCAGTCATGGGAAGTTGGTATCGGTGCTGCTTGTTTGGTTTTCTTTCATAAGACGGTGAAGTGATGAACGAAGAGCTAATTCATGAACTTGCAATCAAAGCTGGATTTAAGAAATACGATAAGGATGATGGTCTCTATTCTCCGTATATCGAGGGATATGAGCTCAATGGTGTGCTTGAGGAGTTTGCCGAACACATCATTAAAGAATGTATGAATAGAGTTTCTAAGTGGAATACCTTCATTATTGAAGATGATATAATCCATCGTTCGAATATAGCAGATTATATCAATAAAGATTTGCGCGAACACTTTGGAGTTAAGTGATGAGAATCTTAGATAAAACCGTTCGGATGAATGCAGATTTTAAGCCTGTGATGTTGATCACGTTTGAGCTACCACTTACACTGCCACTAGAAAACTTCAGTTTACAAGATGAAGACTTTGTAGCAGCGTTCGTTGAAGCCAATAAAGCGTATGATGATCAGCAAAAGGTAGAGAAAAAGTGATGAAAACAGCTCTTGACTATGCTAATGAAACCATCAAATTGTATGTTGAAAATTCTGCCTATAATCCAGAAAATATGCATAAATTTGGATTAAAGCAAGCATACCCAAAGTGGGAAGAGAAGCTAGAAAAAGAAAAGCTCGTGATTTATCTTACGACTATTCTCGAGCGTATGCCTTATGAGCTATTGAAAAAGTAATTACTTTTTCTCTTCTACTTTACCTTCGTCAGCTTTCTTCTTAGCTTCATCAAGAGTTTTATATAATGAGTTCACGTTCTTTTGGCACTCTGTATTCTTTGAATGAAGCTCAACAAGCAGCTTTGCGACTTGCGCATCAGTCAACGTATCAGGGTTCGGGAATCGCCTTACGTTTTGACAGTAGAACAACGAGCGGTCTGGTACGTACACCTGAATCTCCGTCTTCGTTATCACCTGTCGTGGTTTTGATGCGCATGCGGTCAATCCGAGCATAGCAACTACAACAATAAGTATTTTCATTTCGGAGCATCCTTTAATTTAGCTACTGTTTTCTTCAAAACGTCAGAGGCTGGTCTATCAACAGTTTCTTTTGATTCGATTACAGTGTTGATTTCTTCCATCTTGCCTTTGAATGCTTTTTTATCGGCAGCGTTTTCGGCTTCTATCTCTGCCTGTCTCTTAGCCATGGCAGCAAGCTTTTCTTTCATAGCTTGTTGATCTTTTTCGTTTTGCTCGAGTTGTGCCTGATTATATTCTAGTAGAGCTTCGCGCTCGATACCTTTACGCCAGTTATAATAGAATGCGGTAAGAGCTCCGAATAGGAATATTCCACCGATGATATATAATTGAATACGACCCATGATAACCTCCATTAGATAGGATTATTTAGTAATGAAAATAAACATTGGACCTTACCGCGATTGGATTGGACCCTACCAAATTGCTGATGCTATCTTTTTCTGGGTTGAACGTCGTGGTGTATTTGCAGATGAACCTGCAATCTATAATCGTTGGGATTACAGAGCAGCAGACAAGCTCGGTGACTGGCTCTCTACTACATGGGTTCTAAATCTGTGTGAATGGATTGATAAGTTTAGAACACGCAAGGTAAAAGTTCAAATTGATCCATATGATACTTGGTCGATGGATCACACACTCTCTTTGATCGTTCATCCTATGCTTGTTCAGCTGAAAGCAGCTAATCACGGCTACTTCAGCTCAGACCCAGAAGACGCACCACAAATTGGTAAAGGCGAGGTAACAGATTATGGCGGTAATGATACTCGTGCTCTTGATCGCTATAATTGGATCATGGACGAAATGATCTGGACATTCGATCAACTTGCACACGGCGATGATATGATGTTTTATTCTGAAAAGGATGGATGGGATCTCGTTCGCAGCGAGCAATATCAAAAGCGTATTGCAAACGGGTTGCGTCTCTTTGGTAAGTATTATCGAGCATTGTGGGATTAATAATGGTACCAGTTGTTCAAATACCAGAAGATATAATTAAAGAAGCAGCAGAATGTTGTAAAGACGACGAGAACAACAACTTCAAAAGGCTTCTAGAAACTGGAAAAGAATTTCACGAAGCTGGCATGACGCCATTGTATTTGTTAAACCAATCAACGATGCAGTTGATGGTCATAGCAAAAGAAACACATCAAAAAAAATTACACTGACCCCTTGAATTTTATAGGTGGAGAACCTATATAATATTATGGATTGCTTCGGGATCCATACTATAACTTAATCTTGCTTAATAGGAGATAAACATGACAAATCCTTGGACTAATTATAAGTTCGATCACACCTTTTCAGATCTTCATAAATTCGATAAGTATTTCATTGGTTCGGATAAGTTCCTTGCCAAAGTACAAGAAACTATGGACCTCGTTGCTAACAGCGCAGCATCTGCTGGCTATCCACCATTCAATCTTAAGAAAACAGACGAGAACGTCTATGTGATTGAAATGGCTGTTGCTGGTTTCGGCAAAAACGATATCGAACTTACTCTTGAAGAAAACAAACTCAAGATTGCTGGTCATACAACTGTTGACTCGCTTGTAACTGATGGTATTGATCAAAAGTTCCTTCACAAGGGTATTTCCGATCGTCCGTTCGAACGTACTTTCAGCCTTGCTGATAATGTTGTTGTGAATAATGCTCAGTACGTTAATGGTCTATTGAAAATTTGGCTTGAACATATTATCCCAGAAGATAAGAAGCCAAAGAAAATCAATATCGAAGACGTTACAGAAGCTGCCCCAGCTTCAGCTAAAAAGATCGATTCAAAATAATTTAAGTGAACTGTAGATTATGATAGCTGGGGGAATTTCGCCCCCAGCTTTTTCTGCGTTTCATATAAAGGAAAATAAAATGGCACATTTATTCACAAAAACATACGAAGCTGTAAGAGACACGTTTAGATTTTATAATACAATTTACGAACTACAATGTTTGAATGATAGAGATCTTCAAAAGCTAGGATTGACTAGACAAGAAATCGTCTTCATTGCGGCTAAAGCAATAACAACTAAATAACACCGTTGAGTTTCTTCTATATTATGTTTTGAAAATAATATGGGAGATATAAATGTCAATAGTAACATTTGACCAATTGAATGATTTCTTTGAAGATACCTCTGAAGATATCATTGAAAGATTCGTAGAGCCTCTTAATGAAGCAATGGCTTTCTACGAAATTAACACACCAAAGCGTATAGCTATGTTTCTTGCTCAAGTTGGGCATGAGTCTGGTGGGTTAAGAACAATTAAAGAAAATTTAAACTACTCGGCTGATGGACTTAAGAGAGTATTTCCAAAATACTTTCGTACTGTAAATCCTGCTGACTATGCTAAGAAGCCAGAAAAGATTGCCAATCGCGTATACGCTAGTCGTATGGGTAATGGTGATGAAGCGTCTGGTGATGGCTACAGATACTGTGGTCGTGGTCTAATTCAGCTTACAGGTAAGTCAAACTATCAAGCATTCGCAAGAGACATGGAAATGGATTTTGCTGAAGCAACTGAATGGTTGAGCACTGAAGAAGGTGCAGCTTGGTCAGCCGCATGGTTTTGGGATTCCCGCGAATTAAACAAGTGGGCAGATCAAGGTGACATTCTAACGGTCACAAAAAAGATTAATGGCGGAACCATTGGTCTTGAAGATCGTAAGCATCATTATGAAGCAGCCCTCGAAGTTTTTTCATAAGGAGTTATAGATGCCTAAATTTGGTACACCAGATCCAAACGCAGAACCAGAAGCACCTAAGCCAGCAATGGATATGCTGCCACCTGCTACAAAAGGTGCAGCTGCTTCTATTCCTACAAGCTACAGTGGTTCGTTCTCGAGTCCATCGTCTAGTTCAACCGTTCAGCAGTTGTCGCCAGAAGCACAGCTTGCTAAGATTGAATTAGAAAAGCAGCAGTGGGAAAAGGAAAACGCAAAGCAAGACGAACATTGGATGAAGTCATATTGGCGCCCAGCAATGGGTTGGCTCTATATGCTTATCTGTTTCGTTGACTTCGTAGCTTTTCCAGTTATCGCAATGTTCATGCCAGTGATTCTTAAAGCATCTGGCATCAGTATGGCATACGTTGCTTGGCAATCTCTTACCCTCAGCAATGGTGGTCTTATCCATCTTGCTTTCGGTGCTATCCTCGGTATCACTTCGTATACTCGCGGACAGGAAAAGATTGCTAACAAATAAAACTTGACTTTGATGTGAAAGTCAGGTAATATATAATGTGTTTCGTGGAGGGATTATGGCTTTTTATACTAATGCATTTGTTCGTGGCGATAAAGTCTATATGCGTGGTTTTGATAAAGGATTGCGTATTAAAGATGTTGTCGAATATAAGCCGTATCTTTTCGTTCAGAAACAAGGTGGTAAGTATTCCACTCTAAACGGTAAGTCTGTAGATAAAATTGTATTTGATTCTATTCGTGACGCAAAAGATTTCATCGAGCGTTATGAAAATGTTTCTAATATGGATATCTATGGGCTTACCGCTTTTGCTTATCTATACATCTTTGACAACTTCAAAGGTGATATTGATTACGACCCCAAATTAGTAAACATCGGAACTCTTGATATTGAGTGTGCTGCCGATGAAGGTTTCCCTGATATTCAAAAAGCAGATAAAGAACTTACAGCGATTACCATTCGTTGTAAGGGACGTAATTATGTTTTTGGATGCGGCGACTTTGTAACTGAAGATCCTAATACTCATTACATTAAGTGTAACGATGAGTATATGCTCATTCAGAAGTTCCTTGCTTGTTGGCAAGCTCTTGACCTCGATATTGTTACGGGATGGAACATCGAGTTCTTTGACATTCCTTATTTGATTAATCGAATTAAGTTGCTGTTCAACGATAAAGAAGTTAAGAAGCTTTCGCCATGGGGTATCTTTACTGAAAAGAACGTAGAGTTTCGTGGCAAGGAAAACCAGAGTTATAACATTCTTGGTCTTTCTGTTCTTGACTACTATCAGCTCTATCGTAAGTTTACATTCGGCAATCAGGAATCTTATAAGCTAGATTTCATTTCGCAAATCGAACTTGGCAAAAAGAAGATCGACTATTCAGAGCATGGTTCGCTTCTTGAACTCTATAAGAATAACTTTCAAAAGTTTATCGAGTATAACATTCACGACTGTGTGCTTGTTGACCGTCTTGATGATAAGTTGAAGTTCCTTGAGCAGGTTATGGCTCTTGCGTATGACGCGAAGGTAAACTATAACGATACCCTCACGACTGTTCGTGTTTGGGATACTATCATTCACAATTATCTTCTTGAACAAAATATTGTCATTCCGCAGTTCAAGAAGCAAAATGATTTCGAATCTCTTGTTGGTGGTTATGTTAAAGAGCCGAAGCCAGGATTGAGTAAGTGGGTCGTTTCATTCGACTTGAACTCTCTGTATCCGCATTTGATCATGCAGTATAACATCAGTTCAGAGACATTTGCTGGACGAATTGATTTTCCTTCTATTGATTATTTGCTAGAAGGTAATTGGGAATATCGTGACGGTATGGTTGCGTATGCTGCTAATGGTTGCACCTATCGCAAAGACAAACAAGGATTCCTTCCCGCACTAATGGAGAAGATGTATGATGATCGTGTTATCTACAAAAAGAAAATGCTTGAAGCCAAGCAAAGGTATGAAAAAACGAAAAGCAAAGATGACGAGAAACTCATCGCGCGATATCACAATATGCAGATGGCCAAGAAGATCCAGCTTAACTCAGCCTACGGTGCGTTGGGCAATCAGTACTTCCGCTGGTTCAATTTTAATCACGCAGAAGCCATCACGACGTCTGGTCAGCTCTCGATCCGCTGGATTGAAAAGAAGATGAACGAGTATATGAATAAGATCTGTAAGACAACTGGCGTTGATTACGTCATTGCTTCGGATACTGATTCTATCTATGTTACATTTGAAAAACTTATTCCTGAAGGTAGCGACGAACTTGAAGCTGTTAAGTTGATTGATCAGTTTTGCGAAACTAAGGTCCAGCATTATTTGAATTCTTGTTATGACGAGCTTGCTGGTATGATGAATGCTTATCAGCAGAAGATGCAAATGAAACGCGAGACGATCGCTAACAAGGGCATCTGGCGTAAAAAGAAAATGTATATTCTTAATGCGTGGAACGTTGAAGGCGTTCAGTATGATAAACCAAAGTTGAAGCTTCAGGGTATCGAAGCAGTTCGCTCTTCAACGCCATATGTTTGCCGTGAGAATATTAAGAAGGCTCTCGGTATCATTATGAATAGCAATCAAAAAGAACTTAAGGAGTTTGTTCTTAATTTCAAAAAAGAGTTTATGACACTTCCATTTGAAGATGTCGCATTTCCAAGAGGCGTAAAAGGTCTAAAGGATTATGCTGGTAAGCACGGGCAAATTTATGGAATGAAAACTCCTATTCATGTTCGTGGTGCACTGCTCTATAATCGTCTTATCAAAGAAAAGAAAGTTAAGAACCTAGCACCTATTTCAGATGGCGATAAGATCAAGTTTGCGTATCTTATGGAACCGAATCCTATCGGTGAAAATATCATTGCCAGCCCTGATGTGCTTCCTATAGAATTCGATCTTGATAAGTATATCAATAGAGAAATGCAGTTTGATAAAGCATTCCTAGAGCCTCTCCGTTCGATTACGGAAATTATAGATTGGCAAATCGAAGACAAATCAACATTGGAGGATTTTTTCGGATGAACCTTAACGAGGAAGATGACTTCGGCTTTACATTCGCCGACTCAGAAGAAATTAAAGCACAGACAAACGATAAGGTCGAAGGATTGCGTAAAATGATTATGCCACTTCTTAACAACCTTATGAAGAATCCAGAGAAAGATACAATCGTCTGGCCAAACAGAGATAAAACAATCAAAGCATTTATTAAAAAGATGGACGATTATATTAACAGTTGACTTTTATACACATATACCGTATACTAATAATACATATACAAGGAGAAACACATGTCGCTTAAAGATAAACTTATTAAGAACAGCACGATTGACCTTACTGCGAGCCTTATTGACTCGAAGATCTTTACGAAGAAGGATATGATTCCTACTTCAGTTCCTATGATCAACGTTGCTCTTTCTGGTTCTGTTGATGGGGGTATTACTCCTGGACTGACAATGTTGGCTGGTCCATCGAAACACTTTAAGACTGGCTTTGCTCTTCTCCTCGCCTCTTCATTCCTAAAGAAGTATAAAGACGGTATCATTCTTTTTTATGACTCTGAGTTTGGTACTCCTCAGTCATACTTCCAAACTTTTGGCATTCCTTTCGATCAAGTTGTTCATACTCCTATCACTGACGTTGAAGAGTTGAAGTTTGATATTATGACTCAGCTCAAGGATCTTGGGCGTGATGATCATGTTATGATCGTTGTTGACTCTATCGGTAATCTTGCTTCAAAGAAGGAAGTTGAAGACGCTCTTGAACAGAAGTCTGTTGCGGATATGACTCGCGCGAAGCAGATGAAGTCTCTCTTCCGTATGATTACTCCGCATCTTTCGCTCAAGGATATTCCTATGGTTGTGATCAATCACACCTATAAGGAAATTGGAATGTTCCCGAAAGATATCGTCGGCGGTGGCACTGGTTCGTACTATGGCTCGGACAATATTTGGATTCTTGGTCGCCAGCAGGATAAGGACGGCGGTGAAATTCAGGGGTATCACTTTGTTATCAATGTTGAAAAGTCTCGTTATGTTAAAGAAAAATCAAAGATTCCGATCACTGTCTCGTTTGAAGGTGGTATTAATCGCTGGTCTGGGTTGCTTGATGTCGCCTTGGATGGTGGTTATATTGTTAAACCTAAAGTTGGCTGGTATGCCGTAGTTGACAAGGAAACTGGTGAAGTCAAACAGCCAAACATGCGTGCTGGTGACATTGTCGATAATAAAGATTTTTGGATGAAGATGTTCCAAACTACCGATTTCTCTAAGTTTATTGAATCGAAGTATAAGATGGCTGTTGGACAAATCATGGAAGAGTCGAACGAAGATGATGAAACAGCCTAGTAATTCGAAGTACGACTATACAACTCGACCATTGAAAGTAACGATGGTCGAGACTGAAGAAGTATATTTTAAGAACGTGATGGAGAAAGATCGAAAATGGCTATTGAAAACACTATTCTCGCGCATTTGGTCAATAATGAAGAGTATGGTCGGAAAGTAATTCCTTTCTTAAAGGAAGAGTATTTTCAGGATTATCAAGAGAAAATTGTTTTCAAACTTATTTCTGAGTACGTAGATCAATATAATAGTTTTCCCTCCAAGGAAGCATTGGCTATCGATCTATCTAATAAAGACGGTCTCAATGAAGATGCGTTCAAAAGAGCAAAAGATATCATTGAGACCCTTAATTATGAACCAGACACTAAGCTAGATTGGTTGCTCGATCAAACAGAAAAGTTCTGTCAGGAAAAAGCAGTTTATAATGCGATCATGTCATCTATTCAAATCCTAGATGATAAAACTGGTAAAAATGCGAAGGGAGCTATCCCTCAGATTCTCTCGGATGCTCTTGCTGTTTCGTTTGACACTCATATCGGTCACGACTTCCTTGAAGATGCAGATAGCCGATATGAGTTCTATCACACTAAAGAGAGCCGTATCCCGTTTGATATCGATTACTTTAATTCGATTACTCAGGGTGGGCTACCAAAGAAAACGCTGAATATCGCTCTTGCTGGAACTGGTGTTGGTAAGTCTATGTTCATGTGTCACTGTGCGGCATCTAACCTTACTAAAGGTTTTAATGTTCTCTACATTACTCTTGAAATGGCAGAAGAACGTATTGCCGAACGTATTGATGCGAACCTTCTTGACGTTACGATTGATGACTTGAAGGTTTTGCCAAAAGACGTTTATGATAAAAAGATCGCTCGCGTTAAGGGTAAAACTACAGGCAAGCTGATCGTAAAAGAATACCCTACCGCCTGTGCTGGTAGCGCTAACTTCCGTCATCTATTGAATGAACTTAAAATTAAACGTAACTTCGTTCCAGATATCATCTACATTGATTATCTGAACATCTGTATGTCATCGAGGATTAAAAATGGAGCCAACGTCAATTCTTATACCCTTATCAAAGCAATCGCAGAAGAACTACGAGGGTTGGCAGTTGAATTCAATGTTCCTATCGTCTCGGCTACTCAAACAACTCGAAGTGGATATTCGAACAGCGACGTGGGATTGGAAGATACATCAGAATCCTTTGGACTCCCAGCCACAGCTGATTTTATGTTTGCACTCATCAAACAATCCGAAGAGATGGCAGACCTCAATCAGATTATGGTTAAGCAGCTTAAGAATCGATATGGTGATCCTGGGGTTAATTCTAGGTTTATCGTTGGCGTGGATCGCGGCAAGATGCGGCTTTACGATGTAGAGCAATCAGCCCAAACTCTTTCTGAAGATAAACCAGTAATGGATAACACTAAGTTTGGCGAAGAGGATTATGAACGTAGCCGACCAAAGTCTAAGTTTGATCGTAGTAAATTTGAGGGGTTCAAGTAATGGATAATACAGAAGATATGACAGATGTGTTCGTTAACATGTTAATCGCTACAGTTTCCGAACTTAAACAAGAAAACGAAAAGCTCAAGCAGGAGGTTGAAATTCTTGTTGAGTCGCTTCGGGCTATTCAGTGGAGAATGGATGGTTTGGACAAATGACCGCTATAATTAAAAATATTATTGATTTTAGTTCTACCCTTGCCGTTATGGGGCTAGTTCTTTGGTTCTTTGATGCTCCTGCTCTATCACCAAAAGATATTATGCATATCGGGGTAATCAACTCTGTATTGTTTCTAGCAGTTCTTGGGATTGTTTATATGTACAATCGCGATTGGAGTAAATAAATGAATTATAAGACAGTACAAGGCGAAAAGAATTGTTCTATCTATAATGTAGTGGAAACAACCACTAATCAAATCATCAAAACCTTTAAGGACCATAAGGACGCTAAAGAATTCATGCGACATTTGAATTTAGGTGGTGGTTTTGATGGTTTTTCTCCAACTTTTATTTTAAAAAGTGTGACTTCTAATATAAATAAATGATCGAAATATGTTTTACGCTATATGCGTATGAGGCACGAGACTGAGAAGGGTCTAGGAATAGTTGGGAGCATTCGGTGGGGTTCCGCCCAACCATATTTCGCATTTGTTTAAGGCGAGTCTGAAAAGGCTCGCCTTTTGCATTTTATAAATATAATAAAACTTCCAGGGATTGATATGATCAAATTTAGCCAATTTATCGTTGAAAATGAATCTAAACCAGATTCTAAAACTCTCCATGCTTTTGACATGGATGAAACTTTATTCGCTCACGATAATAACAAACTAAGAGTTCATGTTTTAGATCCTTATGGTAATAGAGTTCGTTCCTTATCGAACCAAGAGTATAATTCCCATCAGCTTCCTCCTGATCATCGTTACGATTATAGTGAATTTAAGAGCTCTGATGTATTCACCAAATCAGCTCATCCTATTCGTAAAATGATCGCCAAATTAAAAGCCATACATAATAATGGTGGTAAGGCTGCGATTGTAACTGCTCGTTCTGATTTAGACGATCAGCCTAGATTCGCGCACCACATGAAAAAGTATGGGATTGATATTGATAAGATTCACGTTCATCGTGCAGGAAATATAGAAGGCAAAAAAGCTGCTGACGCAAAAGCAGAAGTTATTCAGGGTTTGATAGACCAACACGGTTATGATAAAGTTCACCTTTATGACGATCATCCTGGTAACTTAGATAAGTTTTTAAAATTAAATAGTAAAAATAAAGAGACAGCGTTTCATGCGCATCATGTCGTACATGATCCTGAAACTGGTAATGTAAATATTACCACTACGTCCGTTATTCCAAAGGAAAAAAAGAATGTTTAAGTTCGGTGAATATTTAGAAGAAGCTAAAAAGAAAGCCCATGCTTTAGATTTCGGCACAGGCGCTGGAGCTGACTCTGCTGGTAAATTATATGAACTGCTAGTCGGCAAACATATGCGTGGCGACGATAAACATATGGAACATCATAGAGTTGAAGGTAAAACTCCAGAAGAAATTCATGATGCTCTTGTTAAAAAAACTTTTGGTGACGAAGGCGAGAATAGCGCTGGATATCAACTTTTAAATAACCATGCAAAAGATATGGCAGGTAAACTCACTCAACATTATGGATTAGAAGGTCAATCACCAAGAGTCGTTTGGACTTCACAGCCTTCCGATCACGAAAAAGAAACTAACGTTAACGATCCTAATTCAAAAGCCGACCTTATCGTTAATAGACAACATGCGATCAGCGCAAAATTTGGTTCGTCCGATAAGCCAAACTATTTTAATCCAGGTATAGAAAATTTCGAGCAGATGGCTGGGAAATCATTACAGCATCATCAAGAAAAACATTCTGCAGTAGTTAAATCTTTTGGATTATCATCAAGCGCAAAAGGTCATGCTAAGTATAAAGAACTAAGAGATTCCGATCAGCCTCACGAAAGAGAAAACGCTGAAAGAGTTAGACAGTCTGCCGAAGAAAGAAATAAAAACATAGCGGCTGACGTTAGAAACGGTCTATCAAAAAGATCAGATGCTGAATTGAGAAATTTAGTAAAAGGCACTGTAAACGCTCCGACTCATTTGCCAACAACAGTTGCCCATACAATCCTGAACCCAGACGGAACGGCAACTCATCACGTTCATCCAATCGATCAACACGTTAATGATTACTTAAATCAATTTTCTGGTTTACATGTAGACCCAGAAGATAAAAGTGGTTCAGTAACAGTTCACGGTTATTATAACAACCCTAGCCATAAAGATCATGGTAAAAAAATGTCCGTTTGGAGCACTCCTGTATATTCCGGAGGACGCCCAACTGGTTCGGCAAGAGGCGCTGTTAAGCTAAACTCAGAATCGAATAAATCAGTTCGTGCTAGTATGGAAGCTAATCCTAATGTTGCTGCTGCTCCTGTTCAAAGAGCAGCCCCAGAGCCAGCCCCAGCCTCAGCCCCTGCACCTGTTCAAGCTCCAGCTCCTGTAAGAGCCGAAGCTCCAAATTGGAATAAACGTTCTGCTCCTGGTGTAAATAGATCAGGTATTAAATCTTCGAACGAATTGTTCGGTCAAAAGTTCCACTCAGATGACGAGTCGCAATAATGATAAATTTCAAAAATTACTTAACCGAACAAGAAGAGCCACAGGGCAAACCATTAACACATCTCACACACGTTGAAGATAGAGTAATTCATGGCGGTCATGAAGGCGTTGGTTTAGCTGCTCAACATCTTGAAGACGTTCATAATACTCTTCTCGGTAAAAATAATTCGACTCACGTTTCAACAAAGTATGACGGCGCTCCATCAATCGTTTTCGGTACTCATCCAAAAACTGGCCAGTTTTTTGTTGCCTCTAAGTCGGCGTTCAATAAGAACCCAAAGATCAATTTCACACCAGAAGATATTCAGGCAAATCATGGCCACTCTCCTGGTCTAGCTGAAAAGCTAACTGCTGCTCTTCAACACCTCCCTAAGATTATGCCAAAGAACGGTGGCGTGTATCAGGGCGATATGATGTATACTAAGCCAGATATCGAAAAGAAAAAAGGGCAGTATAATTTTACGCCAAACGCTATTACATATTCTACGCCACAAGATAGCCCACAGGGTAAGGCAATTAAGAACTCTGAAATGGGCGTTGTTGTTCATACACAATATGGCGGTGGTAGCGATTTAAGTTCTATGTCGGCTGGTCCTCTTTCAAACAAGCAAAGAGAAAAGTTCGATAATCACCCAGACGTTCATAACATTGACCCAACGATTAAAGTCAATCCTTCTAATTATACCCATGAAGAGCAACGTGCTTATTTAAATCATATGGGAAATGCGAAACAAGCATATGCCAAAATGAAACCAGAAGGAATGGATGCTCTTCAAGATCATGGTGTATCTTTAGAAACTCACGTTAATGATATGGTTCGTAAAAGTGGTCAGCCATCCGTACAGGGTTATATGGACCATCTTACAACTAAGAGTCAAAAAGACATTGATAAGGTAAAAACTCAGGCAGCTAAAGATAGAAAAATGGCTGCTCATGCTGACCTAATGAAACATATTAGTGAAAATCAAAACCATTTCAAAAGAGCTTTAGAAATTCACGGTCATCTTCAACAGGCTAAAAATATCTTAACTGGTGTTATGGCAAAGAACAGCGAGTTCGGTCATAGTATTAATGGTGAAGCTACTGGACCAGAAGGTGCAGTTGCTGTTGATAAAAACGGTAACATGTCTAAGTTTGTTGACCGTAATGAGTTTTCAAGACAAAACCTATTAGGCGCTGGTCGTTTTCAAAAGCAGCCAGTAACTGAAGGTTATCTATTAGAAGCTATTATGCCAAACCACGTTACAACTTTCATGCGTGCTAATCCGCCAACTGCTGGCCACGCAAAGGTTGTTGACAAAGTTTTAGATATTGCTAAAGACACTGGCGGTTCGCACAGCGTAGTTTTATCTCACTCGCAAGATCCTTCTAAAAATCCATTATCACCAACTCAAAAGCTAAAGCATGCTCGCAATGCATTTCCTAATGCAAATGTACAAACTTCTTCTGAAGAAGCACCGAGCCTATTACATCATGCAGTTAGTTTGCACAATCAAGGTGTTAAAAACTTACATCTTGTTGTCGGTCAAGATAGAGTTGGACAGTTTGAAAAGTTATTAAACAATTATAACGGAAAAGAAAGCAAGCACGGATACTATAATTTCGATAGTATTAACGTTCATTCGGCTGGCGATAGAGACCCAGATGCTGAAGGTGTAGAGGGCGTTTCTGGAACTATGATGCGTAAAGCTGCTAAGTCAGGCGATAGAAATACTTTCCATTCAGGCTCTTCTGCTGCTATGTCAGAAAAACATAAAGACGACATGATGAGAGATGTCGTAAAAGGAATGAGTATTAAAGAAGAAGCTTATGTTCCTAACGAAGGTAATGCTCCATCGGCTGCTTCTCTTTCTGCTAGTGGCGCTCCACAAGAAAGTGGTCCATTAAAGAAAAAGAAAACAATTAAAGAAAACACTACTGGTTCAGTTGGCGGTCTTGGTTTCAATACGGGCAACCCAGCACCAAACGACAATCATATTGCTAATTACGTTGAGGCTAGTACTTCTGATGCTGATACAAGAGATAATGTATTGAAGGGTATGATAAATAAAAGTACTTCGCCAAAAACTCATGAAAAAATTGGGTTTAAAGCGTTTGATCCTTCAAAAGATTTAAAAGCTAAAAAATGATAAATGAAAACCAATTTTTGGAAAATTTGGCTAAGTCTCTTGGCGTTGAAAATGTTTTAGTTGACATAAAAGAGAAAAAAGTCAAAGAAGAAAAGATGCTGAAGAGCTTCGCCAAGGGTCTTGGCGTTGAAAATGTTCTTGAAGAAATAGAAAATAAAAAAGCTAAAGAAAAACAGTTACTTGAAAACTTAAACAAAACATTAAATAAAATAGCAGAACCAGAACCAATTTTAAAACACGAACCCGAGCCAGTGGTTGAGGGAGTATTTGCCGAACCAGAACCAATTATAGAAATTGTAGAAGAGCAACTACTAGAGCAACCAGAGTTAATCGCCGAAATCGGTCGTCAACCAGAACCAGAAATAGCCAAAAACGATATTGTAACAAAGTCCGTTATTGCTCTTTCTAAAACTAGCCAGCAAGATGGCGACATTCAAGACGTTGCTGATAAACTACCTCCTAGTGTTCAAAAAGAACTAGACATTATCCGTAAGTCAATTGCTGATTTTCACCGTTTTGCACAGCGCCATTCGCAACTTGGTGGTGGTGGTGCTGGTGATGTTGTCAATTTAGACCACCCAGCCAAAACAGTTTACGAAAATTATACATTTACACACAAAGATTATTATATCGGCGCTGGTGTTACGCCAATTACAATTACTCTACCAGCTATTGCTAAAAATGGTAGAGTAATTGTAGTTAAAGATGAAGTTGGTAACTGTTCTCAAAACCCTATTACTGTTCAAGGTTTGGTTGACAGCGATTCAGGTGGGTTCATTTTAGCAGAAAATAACGGTGGCATTCAAATGATATATAACAACGGAAGTTGGAGAATTATATGACTTATCTTTTTAGCAATACAATTTCTGGTAATGTTAATATCTTTAATAGTAATGGTGTTGCCATTGCTGCCAATACTCGTTTGCCTGTTGATATAGGTAATTCTACTATTAATATTTCTGGTAATGTTAATATTCTTGATATTGTTCAAGTAAACAGTACACCAGAAAATCCAGTTCATAATCATATAACTGAAGTTGGTAATAGTGGTATTCTTACTGTACCTTATATGCCAGTTAGCGGTAATGTTGCAATCTATAACAGCAACGGATCGTCTATCAGCTTATCTAATCCAATCTCAATGCAAATAACTAAGAATGGATTAGCCGTTAGCGATACAGTAGGTTTACCAACTCGTGTTATCAACGATGAAGCATTGATATCTTATGCTCGTGGTAAACCTATAACAGAATCCGATGTGCTGAATGCTTTCTTGATTGACAAAAGTGGTGCTACAGAAACACTAGGCACAACTCCTGCTACTATGTCCACGGTTTGGGAAGGTACTGGACTATATCCATGGAACACCTACACAGGCACAGGTGACAAACTCTACATCAAATCTGTTGCCAACGATGCCAAGATACAAGGCAAAAGCATAACCATTAATGGATTAGACAGTAACTATGATATCATTGAAGAAACTGTAACCTTACACCCGACTAATACTGCCATCGCAGTAAGCACCTCTCAAAACTTTTATAGAATCAATAGACTATATTTGTCGGGTAACAATACCAATAGTCTACCGCACGACCATGACTTGGAAGTTAGATATGGTAGTAGCAGTGGAACTTTGTTGAGCCTATTTGTTGCTCCTTGGGGTCGTGGACAAAACTGTATCTATACTGTGCCACGTGGCTATGAAGCATTTGTATTGAGTATCAACGGTAACAGTGGACACAACGATGAAATTACCAGTTCATTGTGGTTTCATCCCTATGGTAACACTTGGACGCTACAGAAAAGTTTCAAGTTTATTTCTGGTTCATTTGACCACAACTTTAGAACACCATTGCGTATTACAGAAAAATCAGATATTGAGATTCGTGCGTATGCTCTGGTCGAGTCCAGTCGTATTGGAACCGAGTTCCAGATATTAGTCCTACCAAAGGCGTAAGATATGGCACAGTTTAATAAAGACTCACAAACATACGTCGACGGACGCAGAGTCCTACACGATGTTCACATGATCGCTAACAAGAATGGCGATATTGTTACTACAGCTAATCCTTTTCCAGTAACAGGAACACTGACATCAATATCAGGAGAAGCTGCTGGGGACAAATATTCGTTTAACAATCACTCTACAAACGCCAACCGTGGATGGACTATGGATAACACCATGCGTCCAGTTATAAGTTTTCAAAATGGTAGCGCGAGTGCCACAGATATAATTCAGATTATCGAATATGAAATTGGTAATAACAATGCTGCTTCAAGCACCATTATCTACGAGTGGTATGAAGGTCCGTTGACCATTTCTGGAGCTGCCATACCTTCTTGGACCACATTTGGTGTGCATAGTCAATATCGTGTGTATCAGGATCAATACTCAAGTAATCAGGGCAACACATTTACAGTTCCTGGCGGCACATATTTGCGACATAGCGGTATTATCATTGGTAAGAACACTGGTGGCGATGGTGGTATAGCAAATCTTATTGGTGGAGGCGGTAGAAACATGCTCACACTTTGCATGCGACGAGTAGATAACGCCACCAAACTGGATATATGGTTTGCCTTCGATGTTAAAGAATTAGCATAATTAAACAATAGTATTTTATAAATAGGTTTGTTAGTGCAGTAAGGCTACGGCAGACCTGCTAATTGTTCTTGGATAAGCCTAAAGGGAAACTCCAATGGTAAAGAAATTTAAATCTTTCGGTCCTCAGCTAGTTTTTGCAGAGCAAACTGCAGGATCTGTCGTAGTTCTCACTAACGAACAAAAACTCTCCCTATACAAAAAATCACAAAAATCAGGTATATCGACCGATATTCTCGAAGAAGTATATCGCCGTGGGTATTCTATTTGGAACGAATCATTCGGTCAAACTGCTGATCAATTCGCGTTTGATCGTGTCAACTCATTTATCGCTGGCGGTTTCGCAGCAGACTTGGACGAGGATCTTATGATCGAAGAAGGCAAAAGAGGCTTGTGGGATAACATTTGGGCAAAGCGTAGACGTATTGCCCGTGGGTCTGGCGAACGTATGCGCAAGCCAGGAGAAAAAGGTGCACCGACACCAGAAGCTCTTAAGGCTTCTCAAAACGAATCATTCGAAACTTTTGAAAAGCAATCAAAAAATCCAAACGATCCAGCTTCTAGATTCGATGGAACTTATTCTGCTTCTAAAGTATATGCTGACGAAACTCCTGGCCAAAAATTAGCTCATAAACAAAAGAGCTCTTTACAAACAATTAAAAAGGTTGTTAAAGAAGCTTTGAATGAAGATGACGATGAAAGAAACAAAAAGATAGATGCTCTTTTAAAAACTTCAACCGAAGCTAAAACTCAAGCTGATATTAAGAGCAGAGAACCAAAAGTTTCAACTGGGGAAGCTTCCGAAAAGAGAACTTTTGATTCAGCAAATATGATCACCCCAAGAACTAAAACTACAGCACCTGCAACTAAAACATCAAAAGCTGTAGTTAAAGAAGATTGGTCGGATTCAAAATATAAAAATAAAAATGGTGGAATGACTCAGGCTGGTGTAGACGCATACCGCCGCGAGAATCCAGGTAGCAAGTTAAAAACTGCTGTTACAACGGAACCATCAAAACTAAAGCCTGGATCAAAGGCAGCTAATCGTCGCAAGTCATTCTGTGCTCGTATGGGCGGTATGAAGAAACGTTTGACTTCGGCTAAAACAGCTCGCGACCCCGATTCAAGAATAAATAAAGCGTTACGCAAGTGGCATTGTGAAGAAACAATAAACGAATTATCTGTACCACTCGGTTCTACTGGCAAAAGAACATCAGTTCCTACACCAATGATGTCCATTAGAATGGCAAGCGGTAAGATAGAAAAGCACCCACCAGGAAAAAGCGGAAACTCAAGCGGTGGCGATGAAGAGTGAAACTAAAGGAGAAATGAAATGATTGAGACAATTATCGGATTAGTAATTATCGGCGGCGTTGGTTATGCTCTTTATAAGATGGTGACCAAAAAAGAAACAGCAGAAGAAGCTGTTAATGAAGTTATCGCCGAAGCAAAGGCAGAAGTAACTAAGGTTGCTGACGTAAACAAAGACGGCAAGGTCGACGTTTCAGACGTTGTCGAAGTAGTTAAGAAAACTCGCGGTAGAAAGAAAAAGGCTCAGTAAAATGGCATTAGCAGATACAGCAAAGGTAGCACTCGCGGATACATTCGCGTTTTATCTTAAGACTCACAATTTCCACTGGAATATCGAAGGTCCGAACTTTGCCCAGTATCACTCGTTCCTTGATGGTTTGTACAATGAAGTTTGGGGAGCAGTTGATGCTATTGCCGAACACATTCGTACGCTCGATTCATATGTTCCTGGTTCTTTTTCTCGTTATAAAGAACTTGCTACTATTGAAGACGAGACTAAAATTCCAACTGCGATTAATATGCTAAACAAACTAGAGGCTGATAATCAAAAGGTTATCGCCTCTTTAACTGCTGCTTTTCAGGCTGCAGAAAAAGAAAAGAAAGTTGGTTTTGCTAACTTCCTTCAAGACAGAATCGATATCCATGAAAAGCATGGATGGATGCTAAGGGCATTAACCAAATGACAAAAAAGTTTATCAGCTTAGAAAACTCTATAAAAAAAGTAATAGCCGAAGCATCACAAGACACTCACCGTCTTTCATCTATGGCTAACATTCTTTCGGACAGAAACGCAAGTACTGATTCTGCTCCTAAGAATGTTCATCTAAATCGTCCTGCTCCTGCAGGAACGGAACGTAGAGCAGCTGATGATCAAAATAAACAAACATTAGGTAACGTTGTAAACACTCTTGCTAAAAATACTAGCACCGAACCTCGTGGACCAGAATACGAAAGCGGTCCTAAGAAAAAAAAGATAAACTTAGAACATACTATAAGAAATACTGTTAGAGAACAAAACTACAAAAAGAAAAATGTAGTTAGAGAAGACTATGAGTATGAAATGGCTCGTAACGAACTTCGTACAGCTATTGATGCGGCGAAACGTTTAATTGCCAGCCTTGATGGCGAAGGTGAGCTCGAAGCTTGGGTACAGTCAAAAATTACAAAAGGCGCTGATTATCTAGATACAGTTGCTGATTACATGGACTCGCGCGATACAAAGAAGCTAAAAGAACATACTGAAGAAGTTATGGAAACTATTGGTATCGTTGGCGATAAGTTCAAGGGCGGTCAGTTTGATTCGCTTAGATCAAATTTCGTTCCTAAAATTGGTCCTGGTCACGAGAGATCATCTGAAAGAGTTTCTAATCAGAGAAAATTTGCTAAAGAAAAATCAAGTGCGACACTTCAGGGTAAAATTACTGAAGATACTCTAAACGAATTTAAAGATACGAGCATTTCAAAAACTATAAAAGATAATGCAAAATTAATAGGTGCTGGTTCTGCAATAGGCGCTGGATTGGGTACAATATCTGATAAAACAGATAAAGCGATCGCAACTGTTGCTGATCCTATAGCAAAAGCTATTCCCAATTCTGTAAAAGAACCTATTAGTAAAGCAGCTAAAGGCGTAAGAGACTTTTTCAACACTCCTTTACCTTCTTCTTCTGAAGTTGCTAGTAACTTAGCACAGAAAAAAGAAAACTTCGCTAAACTTACACCAGAACAACAAAGAATGGTTCCTTCTTCAGTTAAAAGAAGTTTACAAAACGCAACACCAGAAAATACAGAAGCTAGAATGAAAGGCGCTGCAACTGTTGCTGATTTAGGGTCTTATGCTATTCCACCCGTTGCCGCGACTCGTTTTGCTTCTGATGCATATGGACATGCTGAAAAGGGGCAATATACTGCAGCTACTTTAGACGCTGCAGCATCTTTACCAAAAAAAATAGGAATTGTTGCAACTGGTGCAAGCGTAGCAAAAAATATCGTAAAACCAGAAAGTCCAGATAAAGAACCTTCTAAGCAACCAGATGAAACTAGAGCTACTGAAAATGACAGAGAAGAGTTCAAAAAAAGAACTACACCTCCAGCTTCTCAATCATCTGGTTATACAAATCAAGATGCCATTGAAAAAGAATCTGGACCTAAGAAAAAATCTCTTAAGGAAACTATATTATTAGTTAGAAAACAAAAATTAGAAGAAAAAAGTGGACGTGCTGAAGCTATAGAAAAAATGGGCGGTACAATAGTAAAAGATATAGAAGATTTTTTAAAGCGTGGAAAATCTCCTGCACCACCTGTTATCGAGCCACCAGTTAAAACTCCAGAGCCAGTTAAAACTCCGGAAGAACCTATAAAAATACCAGATAAACCAGAACCTGCTAAACCTTTTGAAGAACCGTTTAAGCCAGGAGGGCCAGTATTGCCACCTGATGCTCCTAGACCTACAATTCCAGATTTGCCTTATAAGACTCCTCCAAATTATAAGCCACCAACTCCTGCGAATCCAAACGTCTTACCTCCTGGTAAAAAACCAGATTTCGAACCATACAAGATTCCTAAACCAGATACTCCAAAAATACCAGATGAAGTTCCTACACCAAAGCCAGTTGAAAAGCCAAAGACAGAGCCAAAAACTGAACCAAAAACTGAACCAAAGACAGAGCCAAAGACAGAGCCAAAAACTGAACCAAAGACAGAGCCAAAAACTGAACCAAAGACAGAGCCAAAAACTGAACCAAAGGCGTTGCCTGTTAAATCTGCTATAAAAGAACCTGTTGGTAAAACACGTCCAGGTAAAACTCCCATTCCTATACCTTTGCCTAGTTTTGGTAGCAGATTTAATTACGATACGAATCCATATCACTGGACTCATTTCGTTCAACCAAAATTACACTTAGGACGTGCAGATATGCATAGAAGCTTCAAAGAAGATAAAGACAGTTCAGAAAAACGTAAGGAAATTGAATACGTTGCTCGTCCTAATTCCCCTGGACCAAAGAGTTCAAAGTCAACTCTTGGTAGAACTGGTTCTGTGAAAACTAAAATTATTGATGAAGAAAAAAAAGTAGCACTAATTAAATCTATTTTCAAAAAGAAAAAAGAAGAAAAAGAAAACGGTGCTAATCCTATGGTGGATTTTGAACCAAAGCTAAACCATAAATACGATAATGAAACTTAATTCTAAGGGATACCACAATGACCGATAAATCTATTAGAGATGCGATTTCTAAAGTTTACAAAAAAGTAATTTCAGAAGCAGTTGCTGTAGCTCCAGTTCCCCCTGTTGGTGCTCGCCCACGTCCTGCAGCTCCTAGACCTGCCGCTCCCGCTGCTCCCGCTCCAGCTCAATCGTCAGCAAGAAACGACGACGATTCAGCAGCTTCGTATTGGAATAAAGAAGCTGAAAGAAACCGTGCGCAAGGCGGTAAGCCTATTTCAAACGAATTTAATATTTTCGGCAGCAAGCCAGCAGCACCAGCTCCTGCTGCACCAAAGCCAGTTGCGCCTAAACCTGCTGCACCAAAAGCTCAAACTCCTCAGCAAAAGTCACCAGCTCAGGACTATGGCAGCGAAAAACCTTTACCGAATGCTGCAGCTATTCGTTCCCCAGCTCAAGATTACGGTTCAGAAAGACGTTTACCAAATGCTGATGCTATTTTGGGTAATCGTTCAGAAACACCAGCTCCTGCTCAACGCGAGAGATTTACACAACCACCAGAAACTGTAGCCACTCCAGAAGATCGTGCTCGTTTCCAAGGTAGAGCAGCTCAACCGCCAGAAACTAGAGCGTCTGAAGCTGATAGAGAAGCATTTAGAGCCAGAGTAGCTGGCGGAACTTATTCAAATCCAGATGCCGTAGAAAAAGAATCAGGTCCAGCAAAGAAGAAAAAAATGTCAGAATCAACACTTATCAACTCTTTCTTAAATCTCCAAACTTCGGGCGCTTCTAATATGTTTGAAGCCGCTAAGAAATTAAAAGGCGATCAGCACAAACTCGATAAGAACCAAAACGGCAAGTTAGATTCGCAAGACTTTAAAATGCTTCGTGGCGAAAAGATGGAAGAAGCCAAAAAGGCTGATAAAGATTATGACGGCGACGGTAAGATCGAATCATCAAAAGATGAAGTTTGGGGTTCGCGTTTCAAAGCTGCTAAGAAAGCTGGAAAGATGGACGAAGCTTCTTCATCAGATCCAGATTTCGCTGCTCCAAGACCAGATGGAACTAAAAAGCCAACTGATATCGAGTTCAAACCTAAGCCAGAAGAAAAGAAACCAGAAGATAAGGTTCCGCTTCCTCCTAAGCGTCCTGATAGTATGAAAGAAGAAGTTTCTTTCTCTGAAACTGAACTTGCTCACTTCGAAGCTGTAATCGCTCGTAAAGATCAAAAGGGTAAAGAACGTGGTATCGGTGATACTGTTGACTCTGCTGATCTAACTGATGAATACATGTACGAGATGGCACAGCGTGGTGTTAAGGCTGGTACTAAGCGTGGTTCCTATAAGAAAAAGGCTACTGACCTGTCAGGTAAAAGAGTAGCTGGTGCTGATGCAGGAACTGATGAATCCGATAAGGGTATTCCTCACGTTCTTGATCAAATTCGTGATAATAAAGAAAACGAACGTGGTTTCAAAACTATCACTAATCCTAATTCAAAGCCAGAAGCTCCTGTAACTAAGCAGATCCATCGTTCAGAACTTCACAGCTTCTACGATGACTATCACAATACAGAAAAGCCAGCTGATAAGGAAAAGAAATATTCTAATTTCTTAGGAAAACATTTCGGCAATGAAGAGCCAGTTAGAAAAACTGGAATTTCATTAGGATCAATGAAGTAATGCCTTTATTCGTTACGAATATGATTATTAAGTCGGAGGAGATTCAGTCTCCTTCGCCAATAGTCAACAGAGTTCCTTTGAGTCGAAGCGTTTCTGCACCAATACCTTCTAAAAATATCGAAAAAGAAGATAAGGTTGATTTTTATCATAGGGTTCAGGACGAGAAATTAGAAAAACTTTATAATAAAAAATCGCCTTACCTTGTTGATATGGTAGCGATAGATTCAGAATAATATAAATATTAAAAAATCTCTAGGAGGATTACAAAAATGGCACAATGGGGTAGAAACGATCAGTCAGTAACTGCTAATAGCACTACTACTGTAGAATCATCAAACGGCGCACCAATCGGCACTTACGCACTTGTAAAGGCTGGTGGTGGCAACACATCAGTTCGTGTTGATGCTGCAAACGCTCACTACGGAAACACATCAGCTGGTTCGCGTGCAAACGTTGACGTTGGTATGTTCGAAAATACTACAATCAGTGCATACATCCCAGGAGTGGCTGTTGGCGTTTATGGCGTTGACACTACTGAAATGGGGTTAACGACTGGTTCGTCAAATGGTCTTTATCGTGTAACATCTGGCGGTACTGGTTATGGCGCAAACGCTGTTGTAACTCTTACTTTTGCTAACGGCGTTTCAAATGTTTCAGCTGCCAACTCAACTGTTGGTACTACTGGTACTAACGCTGGTCGTGTTACTGCTTTCACTTCGAATGTTTCAATCACTGGAATCACTGGCGCTAACCCAACATTGACTGTTGCTGCTCCTGGTGCAATCAATATCACTGCTAACTCAACTGGTTTCAGTAACACAACTGAAACTATTGTTGTTGCAACTGCTAACTCTAAGTGGCAGGTTGGTGATCGTCTTTACTACGGCGTTCCAGCTGGCAATACAGCAATCGCCCCACTTACTGGTAATACATACTACTACGTGTCGTTTGCAAACACTACAACTATTGCTCTTTCGGCAACAGCTGGCGGTGCTAACATTAACATCACTGATGCTCGTACTACTGCTTCTGGCGAAACTCATACTATTCAGGGCGACACTGCTACTGGCGTATTGATTTTAACTGGCGCTAAACGTCAAGGTGCTGCTCACGCTGGTTGGGTTCTCCGTACTGAAGGTACTGGCGGTCGCGCTGGTCGTGTTCAGATGGAAACGCTTGTAGCTATGGGTTCACTCGGCGCTCAGACTGCTGCTTATGGTACAGCTGCTCTAGTTCCAGACGGATCTGACGATAACGTACTACACGACTCTTGATAAAGGGGTCGTGTAATGGCTGACAACAGTAAGAAGTTATCAGAACTTCCTGTAGCAACGAATGCTGCGAGCACAGATAGGGTATTAATCCTCCGAGATCCTGCTGGCTCGCCTTCTACAAGAACTATTGCTGTCAGCAATTTAGTTTCAAGTATCGCTTATGCAAATACAACAGTAGCAGGTACGGTTAAGGTTGGTAACAATCTTTCCGTTAATGCTACTGGTTTCTTAAATAGTGTTGGCACTGGTAATATATTTTTCACAAACAATGCCATTTCATCAAATAGTAGTGGTGTTATTGTAAGAGGTCAACCTGGATATACTGTTAATATTATATCCAACACTTACTCTCGAATTATGTATAACCCAAATGTATCTGTTTCAGATAGTTTTACTAATGGAACTTCATGGGTTTATGCTGGTCCTGGTGGCGTAGGTGTTGAAGTTTATAATGGCGGAAATGTTCTTTCTGCTGTTTATGCATCAAATACTGGTGTTGTAACTTTATTTGGCAACAGCACATATATTCCAAATAAATTACAAATTGGCACAGCTAGCGGATACGATTTCGGTAATCTTGCTCTCATTCAAATTGATTCTTCTGCAAATACATATCAGCAAATTGTAATTCAAAATGCTAATTCCGGTACACAAGCTTCTGGTGATTTAGTTATAACAGCTGATAACGGCAATGACTCTTTCGGATATGTAGATTTAGGCATCAATAGCTCGAATTATTCTAATGCCACATATGGTATTTCTGGCGCTGGTGATGCTTATCTTTATTCAGCTAATAGCCAATTAGTAATTGGTACTGCAACTGTTAAAGATATAGTGTTTCACGCTGGTGGTACTACTGCTACTAATAGAGTATTAACAGTTAATACAAGTGCGGTGACTGTTAATAGTGCTGCTAATCTTACTGTTACTTCAAATACATTAAACCTTGGTACATCTACTATTTCTGCCAATGGTTATACATATTTACCAAACGGTATGAAAATGAACTGGGGTAAACTAGTTTGTAACACAGTAAGTCAAATTACATTTTCTAGTGCATTTTCTACAGCTCTTGTTTCCTTAACGGTTACTCCAGCAAGCAATATATATGTTGGTGCTAACACTCCTTATGTATTTGCTTCTAATACAACAACAGCAAATGTATATTCGGGATCCACTACAACAACTAACAATGTCTATTTTGTTGCGATAGGTTACTGATAATTACAAAAGAATAATTAATGAATGAAAAATTGACTGATAAGAACTTTTTATTATTTTGTGC